CCGACACCAAGCAGTTGGAGTTGTTGTCGTTGCTGGTGTTCAAGCACTTCCCACAGGTCAAATCAATTAAGTGTGGGCTGATGTTTCTTGTCGCCCAAGACTTAGTCCGCGCCGAGTTTGCCGCCGAGCAACAACCTGAGTCTTGGCAGAAGTGGTTGCCTGAGATAGAGCGGCTGGAGAAGTCGTACGAGTCCGACATGTGGAATCCCAAACCAAACTTTACATGCCGCAAGTTCTGTGCAGTCGTTGACTGCGAACACAATGGAAGGAGATAGTCATGCCATACGTAAATAAACCCCGCCCGTACAAAAAAGAGTACGAGCAGTATGACGGCACACCCGCCGTCAAAAAGAAACGTGCCGCACGAAACAAAGCCCGCGCCATGTTGGAGCGCGAGGGTGTTGTCCACAAAGGTGACGGCAAGGATGTTGACCATAAGACGCCTCTCAGCAAGGGTGGCAAGACTGTGCGGTCTAACCTCAAGGCTAAACCTGCATCCGCAAATCGTTCCTATGCACGTAACAGCGACCACTCCGTAAAGTAATGCACATCATCGACAACAAAATCTTGGTGGTTCGCACCAAGAACCCAAAACGTATTATTGAAGCGATTGAGAAGAGTACTGAGGTCAATCAGATCGATGACGTAACTGAGGTTGCAGTCAACTGGGGGTTGAAGGAGGCACAAGCTCTACGCAAACTTGGTATCAAGTCTGCACCATCGCCCATCGTGCGTGACTACGAGTGGCCTGGACTGTATAAGCCCATGAGCCATCAGAAGGAAACGGCATCGTTCCTTACTCTGCACCAGCGAGGCTTTTGCTTTAACGAGCAAGGCACAGGCAAGACGGCGTCAGCAATATGGGCGGCAGACTACTTATTAGAGCAGGGCGCTATCAACCGCGTATTGGTTATCTGCCCTTTGTCCATTATGCAATCAGCATGGCAAGCCGACTTGTTTAAGTTTGCTGTTCACCGTAGTGTGAACGTAGCTTACGGCGACAGAGTCAAGCGCAAGCAGATCATCAATGGCATTGCCGAATTTGTCATCATAAACTTTGACGGCGTTGGGATTGTGAGGGAGGAGATCAAGAACGGCGGCTTTGACCTCATCATAGTAGACGAAGCAAACGCTTACAAGAACTCTCGCACCGAGCGATTCAAGACGCTGAAGTACATCATGTCACCTGAGACTTGGCTGTGGATGATGACTGGCACACCTGCGGCACAGTCTCCGTTGGATGCGTATGGGTTGGCAAAAGCCTGCGTACCTGCAAGAGCGCCTACCCTGTACACCATGTACAGAGAGTCTGTGATGTATCAACTCACCCGATTCAAGTGGATACCCAAGCCAAACTCAGAAGCAGTCGTGCACGAACTACTGCAACCAGCAATACGTTTCACCAAGAAGGAATGTCTTGACCTGCCCGATGTAACGCACACATCCCGCTTTGCACCATTGAGCGCCCAACAGTTGAAATACTACAAGCAACTCAAGAAGGACTTCTTGATTGAGGCAGTGGGCGAGGAAGTGTCTGCGGTTAATGCAGCGGCTAACTTGAATAAGTTACTACAGATTGCATGTGGGGCTGTCTACACTGATACAAAGAACGTCATTGAATTTGATGTGTCGGCCCGCCTCAATGTATTGCAAGAAGTGATTGAGGAGTCAGCAAACAAGGTGCTGATCTTCATTCCCTACACCCACGCCATAAATCTTGTTAAAGAGTTTATGGATAAGAACAACATCACTGCGGAGATAATAAATGGTAGTGTAAACGTCAACAAACGTACTGATATTTTCAAACGCTTCCAAGAAAACACGGAGCCGAAAGTACTGCTAATCCAACCACAAGCGGCGGCGCACGGGGTAACCCTAACGGCAGCTAACGTAGTGATATGGTACGCTCCAGTTACGTCCAGCGAAACCTACCTGCAAGCTAACGCACGGGTACACCGCCAAGGACAGAAGAATCCTGTAACAGTAGTGCATATCGAGGGTAGCCCCGTCGAAGCCAAGTTATATGAGATGCTTCAAAACAAACTGGACTATCACACAAAAATAATTGATTTGTACAAGAACGAAATTAACTCTTGACAAAGTCAACAAAGAGGGTATAATCAATACCCCGAGGCAATAAAAATTAAAGGAGAGAGATATGGATATACCCATAGAGCAGATAGTCTCTACGTACATTAAGTTACGTGACAAGCGTGACATGATGTATCAAGACTTTAAAGAGAAAACTGCGCAGATCGAAGAGGACATGCAGACCCTCAAGCACAAGTTAGTAGAAATCTCCAAGGAGACTGGAGCAACTAGCTTTTCTTCGCCCTCAGGTATTGCATACCGCACAGTCAAAAACCGTTACTGGACTAATGACTGGGGTAGCTTTTACCAATTCATGCAAGAGCATGGAGCAATGGGGCTGCTGGAGAAACGCATCCATCAGACTAGCATGAAAGAGTTTTTGGATGAGAACCCCGAAGTGCACCCTCCCGGATTGCATGTAGATAGTGAATACGAAATAACAGTTCGTCGTAAGTAATTTTTCAACCACAGGAGTAAGTAATGGAAGAAGAACATAAAGCAAAGTTGATTGACGAGCTTGTAAACAAAGAAAAAGAAAGCATGCGCGAAGACGCTGCATACGTCAAAGAAACAGGGCGTGAACATTTAGTTACAGACGACCAAACAGATGCGTATCTGTACGACATGTTTAACAAAATGACGGAAGAAAAAATCGTCGAATTGCACAACTACAATTTTCTATAACCACAGGAGTAACCATGAGTGAAGTAACTTTGTTCCAACAAGAAGTCCCCGCATACCTCAAACGTGCAGGTATGGATGACCTAACCAAATCACTGGCTGGTAACACCGGCCTCAAGCGTATCTCTATCCGTGGCGGTGTGTTCCGCATGATGGTCAACGGTGAAGAGATCGCCAAGAACGAAGGTCGCGCAATGAATGTCGTGATCGTCAACGGCGGTAGAAACATTGCCCGTCAGTTCTACGCTGGCAAGTATGTAGCTGGCGAGTCGTCTGCACCTGACTGCTGGTCTAACGATGGCAACGCACCCGATGCGTCAGTCGAAGAACCCCAAGCCAAGACCTGCGAAGGTTGCCCACAGAACATCAAGGGTTCGGGTCAAGGCGATTCTCGCGCTTGCCGCTTCCAACAGCGATTGGCAGTTCTATTAGCCGACGATATTGACGGCGATGTGTTCCAACTGGTGTTGCCCTCCAAGTCCATCTTTGGTCGTGGCGATCTCGACAAGATGCCCTTCCAACAGTACGCCAAGTATGTCGGCGCTCAAGGTAAGAGCATCAACACTTTGGTGACTGAGCTTCGCCTTGACAGCGATAGCGATACGCCCAAGCTGACCTTCAAGCCAGTCAAGTACTTGTCTGAGCAAGAGTGGGAAGTGGCAAAAGAGAAAGGCGATAGCCCCGCCGCCCGTTCCGCAGTAATGCAGACCCCTGCCGCTACTGATGGGGCGAAAGTCAAACCTGCCATAAAAGCCGCAGTGATTGAGAAGGTTGAAGCTGAAGAAGTACCCGAACCTACAAAACGTGCATCCAAGAAGAACGCCGAGCCTGCCCCCAAGAAAGACTTCAAGGATGTGATTAGTAGCTGGACTGACGACGAGTGACGATGGACAACCGTGGCTACATGTCAAGAATCATCCGAGCTAACTTAGAGGCAAGCACGGATAGCCCCGGCGTTATGTTGGGTAGATTCTGCATTGCCAAAGAGATTCCGGTTAAAGACGTTTCTGAGTTCTTCAAAGTAAGCAGGATGACCATCTACAAATGGTTTGTTGGCGAGTGGATACCCCGCAAGCAACATGCTTTGAAGATCCAAGAAACTCTTGAACGGGCTAAGTTCAGTTTGTAATCGGGCGGGGCATCCTAATACGGGGCATTGTTGTGCCTCTAGGATGCCCATCTTTTCGCAATGCAGGGGCGGCAATGACAGAATTGTTATCAGCAGTGCTATCCCCACAGGGGTGGTACTGCGTTGTAGGTCTGAAAAAGACTGGGTTGCCCAAACAAATATTTGTTCGGGAACTAGAAGAAGTTGAAAAAGAAGTCGCTGACTTGCTGGCTAAAGACTACGATGTGTATTTTGGCTGTGCAAAGTATGAGACTAACAAGACGCGATCGACCGACAATGTGTTGGCGATCAAAGCATTTTGGCTGGACATTGACTGTGGGGAAAACAAACCCTACGCAACTCAAGCAGACGGCGTAGCCGCGCTCCAGTCTTTCTGCAAAACACTCGGCCTTCCAAAGCCGACGCTAATTAACTCTGGCCGGGGGCTCCATGTGTACTGGCCTCTGACTACTGAGGTAACCAGACAGGACTGGACTCCTGTAGCCAAGCGGCTGAAGGTGCTGTGCCATGAGCACAAGCTGGAGGCCGACCCAAGCCGTACGTCAGATGCGGCGTCCATACTGCGTATGCCGGACACGCTTAACTTCAAGGGCGATCCGCCTTTGGATGTAACGGTCATTTGTCATTCCAAGCCAGTTGATTTTGATGCGTTCAAAGCATGCCTTGGGGTAATCCCTGACGATGCACCTGCGCACATACCCTCTCAAGCTAACGAGTTAACCCGCGCTCTGATGGGTAACAAGCAACATAGGTTTAGCGTTATTGTTGCAAAAAACGCCAAGGGCACGGGCTGTTTGCAGTTGGCAAAACTGATTGGTGAGCAAGACACTGCGGACGAGCCGAAGTGGAGAGCAACCTTATCCATACCGGCATTCTGCGTAGACTCAGCAACCGCTATACATGCAGTATCAGAGAAACACCCCAGCTACACGGCTGAAGGGACAGAAGAAAAAGTACAGAAGATCAAGGGGCCATACACCTGCGCTAAGTTTGAAGAGTTGATACCGGGAGGCTGTGACCACTGCCCCCACAAAGGCAAGATTACTTCCCCCATCGTGCTGGGCGCAGAAGTTGCCGAAGCAACCGAAGAAGACAACACCGTTGAATACATAACCGAAACCGCAAAGCCAGTCGTATATAAGATTCCTGAGTATCCGTTTCCATACTTTAGAGGCAAGAACGGCGGGGTCTATCGCAAGTCTGATGATGAGGACGACGAAGACGCTGTGCTGGTATACGAGCATGACCTGTATGTAGTCAAACGCCTCAAAGACCCACAGCGTGGCGAAGTGATATGGATGCGGCTCCATACTCCAAGAGATGGCGTAAAAGAGTTTGCTCTGCCAGCAGTTGACCTGCTGACTGCGGACAGGCTACGGGAAAAGTTGGCGTGGTTTGGTGTTATCGGCATGAAGAAACAGATGGATGCCATCATGGGCTACATCGTCAGATCAGTAAAAGAACTTCAATGCAGAGAAGGAGCAGAAATTATGAGGTCACAGTTTGGCTGGACGATTGACAACAAAGCGTTTGTGGTTGGCGACACCGAGATCGGAGTCACTAGCGACAGCTACAGTCCGCCTTCTAGCTATACAGAGGAGTTGTCAAATTGGTTTATACCGATGGGGTCGCTGGAAGAGTGGAAGTCCGTAATCAATGTGTACGACCGCCCCGGCTTTGAGCCTATGGCGTTTGGGTTCTTCACTGCATTCGGCGCACCGCTAATGAAGCACCTACACCTCAAAGGTGCAATCATCAACATGATTAACAACGAGTCCGGCACAGGTAAGACCACAGCAATCAAAGCTATGCACAGCGTCTACGGGCATCCTGAGGAAATCATGTTGATTCAGCGTGACACTATGAACGTAAGGTTGCATAGACTTGGAGTTATGAACAACCTTGGCTTGGGGTGCGATGAGATTACCAAGATGCCAGCAGAAGAGTTCAGTGACTTTGCCTACGCTGTTTCACAAGGCCGAGGCCGTGGGCGTATGAAATCAAATGAGAACGCCGAGCGTCTTAACAAAGCCAAGTGGCAAACCATATTGTTGTGTAGCTCTAACGCTTCGGTCGTAGATAAGCTTAAGACATTGAAATCTACCCCTGACGGCGAGTTGATGCGGGTTATTGAGTATGAAGTGCCGGAAACTAAACTGTTATCAAAGCAAGAAGCTGACGAGATATTTCCTAAGCTTTACAGCAACTACGGGCATGCAGGGCGTATATACCTTCGCGATCTTGGTGAGTATTTGGAAGAGCGC